CGGCGACGAGGATAACGACGGTCAGGATGGAAGTAATGAGGATAAGAGAAAAGAGCAGGAGTTTCAGGTAGTGGTTAAAGCTTTAAGCAAAGCAACGTTGAAAACCTTAGGAGGCTATAAAAAAGAAATAGCTAAATCGGTAAGATATACCGACGAACAGAAAGCCAAGTTAGTTGAGGCAGTCGACAAGAGAATGGAAGAATTAAAAAATGTTAAACCCTAGGGAATATTTAAGCTGGTCATCGATGGATCTCTTTGAAAGAAATCCAAAACGATGGTGCGAGGTTTATTTTTACGGCGCAAAGACTCCGATAAATTCGGGGCAAGCGCTGGGAAAGAAAATGGCTGATGGTTTAGAGGATGGGGATCTCACGGGGGATCCCGTCCTCGACCTGGTAATTGAGATGTTGCCTAAGTTTGAGATTATGGACAAAATAATCGAGGACCCTAACGGAGTTGAAGTTGATTACATAGATAAAAAAACCGGAGAATTACTTAAATTAAAATTACCAGTATTAAATTATAAAGGAAATAAAATACCAATTTTAGCCAAGCCGGACACCAGGAAAAAAGATTTGTCAGCATTCAAGGAATATAAAACCAGTCAAGAACCTTGGACTCAAAAGAGAGCCGACGATAACGAACAGGTCACATATTACGCAACAACCGGATTTCTTATAACAGGCAAAATAATAGGGGATATTGAGGTAGTGGTAGCAAATACCGAAAAACAGGGAATCGGTCGCCTAGACGCAAAAATCGGAGCTACAGGAGGCATTCAGAGGTTCGTTACATATCGGCCAATGGGTAGAATCCTTAGGATGATGAGTCGTATGGGTAAGGCATGGGTCGGAATGAGTAAAATGTGTGAGGAACTTTTATGACAGAAATTAGAAAAGGTTCAACATGCCGAGGTTGCGGACAGTATATTGAGTGGATTAAAACCAAAGCCGGAAAGAATATGCCAGTCAATCCGGCTGAGGTTACTATAATTACAGAGTCGGGAGAAGTTAAAAAAGGATTTATTCCGCATTGGGTTACATGCTCGAAAGCGGATGAATTCAAAAAGCCATGAGTAAAAAAATAATAGAACATAATCTTTGCCCTTATTGCCACAGTATAATAGACAAAAGGGAGATAGCACTTTTCAAAGAATTAATAGTGGCGTTAGCGAATGTTTTCAAATGGAGCCAGGAAAAAGAAAAGCACGAGTTCAAGAGAAAGGAGATTGAGCATCTTTTAGATAGCGGAAACATTAAGGCAAGATTCGGGGATTTGGTTTTGTGGAGTGGAGGATTGGTTTATAGGCCGGAGGGGAAAGGTAAAGGATTTTATGGGTTGAATGTTGAGAGGTGTGATAAGTTTTTTAGAAATGAATTAGCAATACCTACCAAGGCAGTAAAGGATCCAATAACTGGAAAAATAGAAAAATGGTTTGATTTTAGATTAGCAAAAGCATTCCCTGGATTGATTAAATTTCTCGATGAGGATTTATTTTATCAGACGCGTTATTATAAAGGAGATAAGGTCGATGAGATACAAGCCACTCAAGAGCAGATTGATTTCGCAGATAACGAAAGAAATCGGGCGGAGGGAAATTAGATATGGTTAAAGTTAAAAAGATAGTCCCGGAATGGCATAAAGAATGGGATAGACAATTCAAGAATATTTTAGATAAAGAAATCTTTATTGAAGTTATGGGGATTAGGAAAACTGCTAACGATATGGCTAAAGAATTTATTGAAAGACAGATGGAGTTAGTAAGAAAGGATTTGTTTGATAGGCATAATTTGTTGGCATTAAGTTTTTATAGGATTGCCAATCTTAATGAGGATAGAAAAAGAATTAGAGATTTAATCAATAAAAACATTAAACGCACTGATGAATTAAAGAAACAATTATTGTCGTTATTATGCACCAAACACCAAAAGAAACATTCCAAGAATTAGAACAGGAAAGACCGCAGTGCGAAAGAAACGCAATATTTCATGATCACGAATGCCACGGCCGGTCAACAATGGAGCACTGCTGGATTTATGCAGGAAAGCAGATACCGGACAAATGGGCAATAATCAGAATTTGTGAGTGGGCTCATTCTGTAGGGCCATACCAACTCACTGGCGGACTGGATAAGGAGAGAATCAATACATAAGTTTGAGTCATGCCACGGAGGCAGACTTAGCAAAATATCCAAATAAAAATTGGTCGCAGTTAAAAAAACATCTCAGTATAAAATATGATAAAGCCAAAGTTTTTCGGTAAAATATTAAACGGGGAATTGATTCAAGACGATAGCGAATCATTTCAAAAATACCTGGCAACTCACTTCGAGGGAAAGGAAATTGAAATGACAGTTGGGCCAAAGTATAAACGCAGAACTCAAGGAGATCCCGGAGAGGAAACAAATTTTAACGGTTATTATTGGGCTGTGATAGTAAGAATGATAGCAGATGAAATGGGGGAGTGGGATCAAGACGTGGTACATGATTACATTCAGATGGCCGTAGGAAATGTTAGGGTAATGAAAAACGGAATAAAATTACCGGCTGGGACAAAGGAAATGAGTGGAGTAGAGTTTGCGGAGTATTGCTCAAAGGTACGAACCTGGGCCAATAGCCCAGACGAATTAAATCTTTACATACCCGAACCTCATGAGTGTGATTATGAAAAATAAAAAGACCACTCTCCGATATGGATATAGAGTGGCCACAAATTGCAGTTTGTCGTATGCATTAGATGGATTACTCCATCATTAATAATAACGATTAAAACACAATTTAGTTACGGGGTCAACCATATTAACCAAACGGTTAAAATGGTGGACATCAAGAGGATAATTATAGTGGATTTTAATTTAAGAAATTGGTAAAATTAAGAAGCCATGAATGAAACAATAAAAGAATTATTAAAAAGACCGATCGCATATCACCCAGTCATAGCTAAAGCTTTTGACTCAGTGACGTTAGCAGTTTTATGGAGCCAATTATATTATTGGTCAGATAAGACTAATGATCCGGAGGGATGGATTTATAAAACCAGAGAGGATCTATTTGACGAAACGGGTTTGTCTAGGAAGCAACAAGAAACGGCGCGCAAGATAGGATGTGAGTTAGAAGTTTTAGAGGAGAAAAGAATTGGGAAATTAGGGATAATGCATTTTAGGGTTCACATTGAAAAGGCATGCGAGATTATAGAAAAATATTTGAAAAAACAGGCTGGTAAAATTGAGCAGAAATTATTTGTAGAACCGGAGAAAAAAGGAAAGGCGATATCTAACATAGAATATTTACGAGCAATACCAGATGAGGATATTAAAAATTTAATGGCTAAGTATAGAGTTGATAAGAGATGCGTGTTAGCTAGGGCGGAGGACGTAATAGATTATTGCGAAGCTAAAGGTAAAAGATATTCAAATTATTTGGCGGCATTAAGAAATTTTTTGAAATCACATATACAAAAACATCCTGATTGCGTGATACCGATTAGAACTCCGGAGCCTGAATACATGAGAGAGAAACCAATTAGCGAGGAGCAGAGGCAGAGAAACATTAAAAAATTTGAGGAAATGAAAAATGGATTATTAAAAAATTGGGGCAAAGCACCCGAGTCGGTAAAAGAAAAAGAAAATGAGTAAACAAGATAAAAAATTAAGACAATATTTTCGTAGGGAATACCAGGTAAAGGCTGATGCTTTAGCGGAGTCACATTTTAAGATGATGGAGAAATCATTAAAGCCGAGGCCAAAATGGATTCCTGAATGGATATGGTTGAGATTGTTAAGTAAGTTTATAAAAATAGATTGGAAAAAATGAAAAAATTATCAGTAGCAGTAATGGCGCATCCCAGTAGAGAAAAGTTTTTTTCGTACCTTAAAGAAAATTTAGGAGATATTCCCTTTTCAATAGATTATGAAAACAAAGGACCATGGGAGAACGCAAAAAAAGCGTGGGCAATGTTTGATCCTAATGCAGAATATCATACGGTTATTCAAGACGATGCCATAATTTGTAAAGATTTTTATAACAAGGCAGAAAAAGTTTTGAAATATCCTAATTTGGCTTATAGTTTTTATTACGGGTATAGAGGAAATACAAAGAGAGTTTTTGAGAAAGGATTAAAAGACGGCGGGATTCTTAAAAATGGATTAAGTTGGGGAGTGGCTATTTGTTTGCCGACAAAATTAATACCGGAAATGATTGAATGGTGTGATAAATCTTTGAGGATAAAAAATGATGATACTAGGATTTCTTATTTTTTGAAATGGAAAGGAATTAAAGTTTATTATCCGATTCCGTCTTTAGTAGACCACCGTACCGGAGAAATAAGTTTAGTGGGAGATGCCGGGAAAGGACGTCGAGCTTGGTTATTTATAGACAATGCAAATAAATAAAGAACTCATATCGCAATATCCTTGGAAAATACATTTTAGAAATAGGAATATGAATGTGGCCAAGGTAATACCTGAGGGATCATCAGTTTTGGATTTAGGTGGAGGATTTTGTGGACTTTATAGATTTATTAAAAATTGCCGGTATTTATCATTAGACTTAAAATTATGGACAGACATGACGGTTGAAGCGGATTTTAACAAAGGTATATTTCCTAACGTTGGGAGATTTCAATTTTTAGTTTGCCAAGGGATAATGGAATATTTGGAGGAACCAATGGAATTTTTAGAAAAAATAAAAAAATACGGAGATACAATGATTTTAACTTATAAACCTGGATGCACTGATTTATCAAAACAAATACTCGGCATACCATTCGAGGAAATGATTGAGATGTTAGATAAGTGTGGATGGGAAATAATATTTGAAAAACAAATTAATAGTACGCAGAAATTATTTTATTGCAAAACAAAATGAAGATAGCTTTTATTGTAAGATTTCACTATAAAAAAAATGAGCCAAAGTTTGAATGGAGATTGGATTATTTTAAGAAAAGAATTTTACCAAGATTAAAAAATCAGGGAGTTGAATTAGATATTTGCGTATGGTGTAATGAATGGCATGACCAAATATTTAAGGATCTTGGTTTGAAAATATTTAGACCGGTTAAAGAAAGAGCTGAGCATCGGGAGGGGTATTGGTTGGATTTTGTACCATGGAAAGATATAAGAGGATTAGATCGCTACGATATTCAGATGGGAATAGACAGTGACGATTTAATAGATAAAAATTATGTTAAGACTGTTTTGAAAATAATAGAAAAAGAATCGAAAGGTAGACCTATGCATATTTGTTTTCAACCCCAGTTATTTGATTGGAAAAAGCATCAGTTTAGATCAATTGGAATAGTTTATGGGCCAAGAAAGGGATCGGCATTTTTTGCGATTTATCAGCCCGTGGAAACAACAAAAAAGTATATTTTCGCTTATGAGGATTCACACTTAAGACTTTGGAAATATTTTGAAAAGTCTGTTATAATACCTAGTGGGAGATGTTGGGCTACGGTTCACGGGCTTAACGAATCCACTAAATTAAGAAAATGAAATCATATTGGTGGCAAGCTAAAAATTTTGGAGATACATTAACTCCTCCGATTATAGAATTTTTAACCGGAAGCAAACCTGAATTAGCCGGGAGAAATGACACAGGAAAACTTTTAGCGGTTGGAAGTATTATGATAGCTTTGAGAGAGAATGATGTTGTATGGGGAACCGGATGGAATAAAAGATACCAAATAAACGCACCGAGAGGAGTAAAATTTTTAGCAGTAAGAGGACCGATTACCAGGAAATTTATCAGTGGAGCGGAGATACCGGAAATTTACGGAGATCCAGGAATTCTATTGCCATTAATTTATCAGCCCAAAAAAGAAAAGATTTTTAAGATAGGATATGCTCCGCATTACGTTGACAAACCATTTATAAAAAAACAGCCGGAGGATTTATTAATAGACGTTCAAGAGGATTGGAAAAAGGTGGTAGACGGAATAACATCATGTGAAAAAGTTATAGCATCTTCGCTTCACGCAGTTATAGTGGCGGAGGCTTACGGAGTGCCTGTAATATGGGCAAAGTATAGCGATAAAATAGTCGGCGGAAATATGAAATACCAAGATTATTTTCTTGGATCCGGCCGTAAGAGGCAGGATTATTTCAAAGAAATTCCTCCATTTGAAAAATTGAAGGAAAAACAAGATGATTTAATAAAAGCTTTTTATAATTACTATGGAAAAAAGAACTGATTTAGTTTACATATTAGGAACGCAAAGTAAGTGGCACAACAACGAGATTAGATTTTCGTTAAGAAGTGTGGCCAAGAACCTTGAATGTGCCGGGAGAATTTTTATAGTAGGGGAATTTCCGAAATGGATAAACAAAGAAAGAGTGACTAATATTCCAGCTGAGGATATTTATAGAAACAAATTAAAAAATGCCGTTCACAAAATACTTTTAGCATGCAGAGATCCTAAGGTAAGCGATAATTTTATTTTAATGAATGATGACTTTTTCTTTTTGAAAAGGACTAGAGAAGTGGAATATTTTAATAAAGGATTTTTGAAAGCCACAAAGAGAAACCATGAAACAAAAGGAGGATATTATTATGATGCTATAAAAAAGACAATCAGTTTACTTAAGGATTTTGGAATAGATCATCCGTACGATTTTGAAAATCATTACCCGATAATATTAAATAAAGAAAAATTTATTAAGACATTTTCCACTATTGATTACAAGGCGGATGGATTAATATTTAGGAGTGTTTATCATAATTTGAATCGTACAAAATCAGAATACAGACCGGATTTGAAAGTTTATGAGTTTGACGAATTTCCAAAGAACGCAGATTTTATTTCTACCGATAACAAAGTGACTATGGATAGCAGATTTCAAAGATGGATAAGACGTAGATTTGAGAAGCCGTCGATATACGAAAGAGATCCTGAAGTAGATTATTACGCTACCAGGACAATCAATTACGGAGGTAGAATTTATAATACTGGAGATTTGATTCGGGGGCCACTACCGGAAAAAGTGATCCTTGAAAATAAATTAAGAAGTCGAGTAATTAAAAAATAAAGCCATGAAAAAATTATTTTTAGTTATATTAGTTATAGGTTTATTAGCGACGGCCACACCGGTATTAGCCATAAATCAAGGTTGGGGCGGAAATATCGATTGCTTACCGAGTACCCAGGTATGGGACGGAGTAGCAATGAGGTGTAAAGATTTACAGGATATTTTCAAAAGACTTTACGAATTGGAGGGGATTGTTACCAATTTAGAAAATAAAATTGGTACTTTACAAGTAGCATGCAATAGTCAGCCATTACCAGTTAGCGGAAATGATGCTAGGATTGGAGCATTAGAGAATAGAATGAACGGATTAGAAACCGCTTTGAATTATATTCAAACGACAGTCGTTAAAGCATTCGCAACCACAATCGGGTTGCTTCAAAAATTGATAAAATGACAAAGAATGCCAAGATAACCGAGGGAGAATGGGAAATTAAAAAGGATGCCAAAGCATCCAAAGAATTGAGCCATTACGAAAGAGTCCTATTCTCCAACGGTTACGGCATGAAAGGGATTAGAGCATATAGAGCGAGGAGAAAGTGTTACGTTTCACAATAATGGAAAAAATAATTTGGAAAAATGAAAAGAGAAAGGTGGCCGAATTAATACCGGCTTCTTATAATCCTAGAAAGATTTCTGAAAAAGAACGTCAGGATTTGATTGATTCCATAAAGGAATTTTCAGAAGTTGTACCGGTAGTTATTAATACCAATAATAATTTAATCGGAGGACATCAAAGACTAAGCATTTATGCGGACTTAGGAATAGAGGAAATTGAGGTACGTGTACCAAGTAGAGAATTAACTTTAACAGAGGAGAAAAGATTAAATTTGCGCTTAAATAAAAATACCGGGGGCTGGGATGAGGAAAAATTATTTGATATGGACGTAGACATGCTTTTAGACGTAGGGTTTGGAGATGAGGAACTATCCAATATTTTTGATAATGTAGAAATGGGAGATGATCAATTCAAACCCGGGGAAGCAATAGAAAGAGCTAAAACTACTGAAATAAAATTGGGAGAAATTTATAAATTAGGAAATAATCGATTAATGTGCGGAGATTCCACTAAGGAGGAGGATGTAGATAAATTGATGGCCGGAGAAAAAGCATTAATGATTTACAGTGATCCGCCGTACAACATAGGATTAAGTTATTCCTCAGGCATCGGGGGCAAAGGAAAATACCAGGGAGAATATAAAGATAACAAAAAGACCAACGATTATTCAGAATTTATCAATGCGACGTTAAAAAACGCGTTAAAAAACGCGTTAAAAAACGCGTTAAAAAACGCCCACTTTTTCTATTGGTGTGACGAGAAGTATATTTGGATGATTCAGCAATTATACTCTGAGCTTCAAATAGATAATAAGAGAGTTTGTTTATGGATTAAGAATAATCAAAACCCGACTCCGCAGATAGCTTTTAATAAAGTCTATGAGCCGTGCGTTTACGGAGTGATTGGCCGGCCGTTCTTAAATCCTAATTATAAAGCATTTAACGAAGTTTTGAATAAAGAGGTAGCATCAGGGAACCAATTAATTGACGATATTTTAGATTTAATAAACGTTTGGCTTATTAAGAGAGAAACCGCGCAGGATTACGAACATCCGACTCAGAAGCCGATAGTGCTTCATGAAAAGCCATTAAAGAGATGTACGGCGCCCGGAGATGTGGTTTTAGATTTATTCGGAGGAAGCGGATCAACTTTGATGGCTTGTGAGCAGATTAATAGACGTTGTTTTATGGCAGAAATAGACCCGATATTTTGCCAGGTAATAATTAATCGTTGGCAAGCATATACAGGAAAGGTTGCTATACGGGTATAAAAGCGGTAAAATAAAGGTATGACACAAGGAGCATACCAAAGAATAAAGGCAAAATATGAATATAAGAATCTTACCTGTAATGGATGTGGCATTAAATTTGATTCAAAGGGAAGAAATAAAAATCAAAAATATTGCAGTTATAGATGTAGAGCAATATATGCCATTAATAAAGGAAAATTTGGAAATAGACCGCCGTGGAATAAGGGGATAAAAGGATATAATAATTTTCATAGAGATGAGAAGTGGAAAGATAATATATCTAAATCATTAAATAAATATTGGGATAAAAAAGGTAGAAAGACGCCAGCGAATACATTAATTAGAAAACAAAAAGAATTCAAAATTTGGCGTGAGGCAGTTTTCAAAAGAGATAATTATACTTGTCAAAAATGTGGGGCAAGAGGTAAAAAGGGTCGGAGGGTTATATTACACCCTCACCACATAAAATTTATTTCAAAATTTCCTGAATTGGCATATGTTGTATCAAATGGAATTACGTTTTGTGATAAATGCCATCAGAAAATACATAGAAATATTAAGTTAACGTTAACGGGTAAAGAAGCAATTAAATTATGAAAAAGAAACCAATAGGAGTAAAAGGAATAGGGATAATTGCCGGGCTTTTTATTTGGATAGCAGGAGTATTTATCATGATGGCCGGAATTATGGGACATTCAATCTTAGTAAGCTTTCTAGGATTAGCTGAAGTATTAGGAGGGTACGGCTTAATGATTTATAATTTATATGAGTGAGGAAGTAAAATTACTCGAGGCGCCAAAATTCCGATGTGAATTCTTATTCTTAACAGTAGACGAAAAGGAGGGAGAATTCAGGAGATGCGGAGCATCCGCAAAACCCAGATTTTGGACCAATTTTATGACCGGAGAGCAAGAGGTAAGGAACCTATGCGATACTCATTTTGAAATGAATTGTTTAATAATCGAGGGGGTAAGAGAAGCAGAGATGATGATAGGGGCAGGAATAGACGAGGACGTGGCGATTAGAACGTTTATGAATAAATTACAGCCCTTTGCTAAAAAATACTTTTAATATTATAATAAAGCCATGGACGAAAGTTTAACGTACAAAGTAGAACCAGTGAAAGAACCCGAGCCGGGAACGGCATCGGGAATTGTTGTCAATGGAGAAAAAAAGGAGGAGAAGCCGGGGGAAACTACTCAAAAGGTAGGAGAAACTACTCAAATTAGGGCAATACCGCCTGAGAATCCTACAATTCCCACAGTAAAAGAGTTATCAAAAGCCGAGATGGAAAGGGAGGAGGAAAGAAAAAAGACTAAGGAGAGATTTATTGAATTTTATGAAAAGTTATTTTGTTTGATTAGTAGGACCTGTGAAAAGGTGGGAATAGACAGGACGACTTATTATGAATGGAGAAAAAATGATAGCGAGTTTGATAAAGCATTAAAAGCATTAGAAGCAAAAGAGGATGAGTTTGTTTTGAATAAATTAAAAGAGGCAGTGATTAACGGGGATAAGCCAACTATAAGATTTTGGGCATCAAAGAAATTATCGGGATTTAATACTACAAAAATTGAAACAGAAATTACTCCGGCAAAAAGCTTGAAAGAAGTCGCGGAGGAATTAGAGGCGATATTAAAGAAAAAACTAGATGATAAAAGAGCAGGAAACAATAACCAACAGGGACCTGATGGAAAACTTCCTGATGATCCGAAACAAAAAGGGAGTGATAGTGCCGTTCAAAAGCAACCCAGTACAGGAAATATACTGGCGAAAAAAAACCCGACGCAACATTTGGCTCAAGCCAAGACAGGAGGGGTTAAGCAAGGTCATTGATGGGGATCAATTAATAGACTGTGTAAGAAAGAATACGAACGCAGTTGTTATTTCACATGAGCAGGAAGCGACAAAGAGATTGTTTGCGGCCGTAGATTTTTATGTAAGAAATGCTACGTATAGGCCTAGAGTTTCAATTTATTCAAAGAGTGAGATGAGATTCCCGGAAACAGATAGTTATTATTACATCGGCACAGCCGGACAAAAAGCATTCGGGAGAGGAGATACAATTCATAGGGCACATTTATCGGAGGCGGCTTTTTATGATGACTTGGAAAGAATACTCGCGGGCGTAGGAGAAGCAACAGAGTACGGGACCATAGACATTGAAACAACAGCCAACGGCAGAGGACAATTTTATGATTTATATCAGAAAGCAAAGAATGGCAAGAGTTCTTATACAGCGATTTTCATTCCTTGGTTTTTGAGTGGAACGTATACGGCAGATAATATGAGTGAGGAGGATAAAGAGGGAATTTCAAAATCAGTACAAGAAATGTTTGCGACTCCGGATGACGAATTTTTAGCCGGGATAAGCGATGAGGAAAAAAGATTTGTGGCCAAGGTAGCGCAAGAATATAAAATAACTTTAACAGCCGGACAGTTGAAATGGAGGAGATATAAAATTTGGGATAAGGGAGAATTGTTTTGGCAAGAATATCCCGAGGATGACGTCAGTTGTTTTTTACAAGCGGGACGAAGTGTATTCTCAGTAATACTAACGGACCCGACAAGGAAAATTCCTTTGCATGATTTGAATTCATGGAAAGCAACACCGGAGGAAAAAGACAGATTAAAAAGCAGAATGCTTTATGGCGGATTAGATGGAGCAGAGGGAACGTTGACTGGCGATAAGCATTCGTTTGCAGTGATTGATATTCAAGATGGAAAGGCAGTAGTAATTTATGAGTACACATCGAACGAACCCATAGACGTATTTGATTTGAAAGTTTATAATATTTGTAAGAATTTTAAGATATTTATTGGAGTAGAAAAGAACGGAGTGGGAGTGGCACACGTGCAGAAATTAAAATCATTAGGATTAAGAAATTTTGTGGAATGGGAAACAACCGGGACAAACAGACCGGTCATGATATCAGGATTGGAGGAGGCATATAGAAAAGGAGAATTAATTGAAACTTATTTAGAAGCGGAAAACGAAGCTAGGGATATGGAGTACAATGAAAGCAATCGAGCAGAGCATAAAAAAGGAAAACATGATGATAGGGTATTTGCGAGGGCCATTGCTTTTGGGATGAGAAGTAAACCAAGACCCGGAGTTTCGTATGTTTAGATATCCACAGGATTGTTGACAATTAATAAAAATGCTATAATAAAGATGTATTAAAACTATGAATTTTTTCAATAAATTATTTTCATTCGGAAAGAAAAAAGATATCATTTCCACAGAGGGAGGATTTGAAGTCTTGAAAAAGCTTTTAGGATCGGATATTTCAAACAAAGCGATGCTCGAACAATACGGGAAATCGCTTTATGTTTTTGCGTGCATTTCAAAGATAGCGGAAAAGGTAGCATCGATAGAATGGAAAATGTACAAGGTTATCAATTCAAAGGGAGAAACGAAAGAGATTGAAGCGCATCCGGCACTAGATTTAATTTATAAAGTAAATCCTTTTCAAACTAAAACAGAATTTTTAGAAACTACAATCATTAACCTGAAATGCGCAGGCGATGCTTTTTGGTATAAGGTAAGAAATACATCAGGCAAGGTTGTAGAGCTTTGGAATTTAAGACCGGACTTTATGACAATAGTAACCGACCCTGAGAAATTTATTAAAGGTTATAAGTTTCATAAATCAAGCGGAGAGAGTGTTGATTTAGCGGTAGAGGACGTAGTACATTTCAAATATCCTGACCCGTTGAGTCAGTATTTAGGAATGTCCCCATTAAAACCAGCGCAACGCAGAGTGCAGACTGAGGATTATGCTACGACTTTTCAAAGAGATTTCTTTTTGAATTCAGCGCGACCGGATGCGATTATTAAAAATGCCAATGAAACTTTAACACCGGAACAGAAAGAGGATATTAGAGAGGGATGGAATAGGAGATATAGAGGAGTTGGTAAAACTTCCAGCGTGGCCATTTTGGAGGGAGGTTTGGATTACCAGGTTGTTTCAGTAACCCAAAAAGAAATGGATTATATTAACAGCATGAAGTTCACCAGGGACGATATTTTAGTGGCGTTCAAAGTACCAAAACCAATCATAGCAATTGTGGATGACGTTAACAGAGCCAACAGTGAAACCGCAATGTTTATTTTCTTATCGGAAACAATTAAGCCGGAGATGGTTAGATTGGTTGAAAAAGCCAACGAGGAATTAATGATACCTGATTTTGGAGAGGAATTTTATTTTGATTTTGTGGATCCAACACCTGAGAATAGAGAATTAGTTTTGAAAGAATACGAATCAGGATTGATTAATAATTATTTATTGATAAACGAAGTAAGACAGATGGAGGGTAAAGAACCTATCAAAGGAGGATGGAGTTTTTATAGACCGCTTACGGATCAGGCCTATGGAGGATTATCAGGACAGGAAAGCGCTAAGATTATTGACGAGGAAATTATTAATCCCAGTAAAAAAGCAAAGATGTTTAATTTCAGAGGCAAGTATTGGTTAAAGAAAAAGTTTGAATTAAAAGAGGCTATGGAAAAAGCCGTACCTGAAGCTGTAGAAACTATGACAAAGAACGCAAAAAAATTAGCCAATAAATCAATGGAAAAAAAGGAAAAGAAATTTGCGTCTTTAATTAAAGGAGAGGAATTAAGGAAATCATATCAAGAACTTATTATTAAGAAACTTGATAACAGAACCGAAAGACTGAAAGAAAAGGTCAGCGGATTTGCCGCGGACCAAAAGGAAAGAGTATTGGAAAAGATGGGAGGAGAAAAAGAAGTTAAGGTTACAATAGAACAGATTTTTAATAAAGACAAAGAATTCAAATTGACTGTAGAATTTATTACTCCGCAAATTGCGCAGATGTTAAAAGATGCCGGAGTGGATGCTTTGGATTTAGTGGCGCCTCAAATTGATTTTCAAGATACAAAAAGAATCCAGGCATTAATTAAAAAGAGAGCTGAGGAATTTGCTAAAGAAGTTAATAGCACCACTTTGGAAAAATTGGATGCTACTTTATCAGAGGGTATAGCCGGAGGAGAGGGCATAGATAATTTAAGAAAAAGAGTTGAGGATGTTTATCAGGATTTTCCGAGTTATAGAAGCGAGATGATCGCGCGCACAGAGGCGACCGCTTCAAACAACGAGGGATTTTTAGAGGGGTATAAACAATCTGAAGTTACCACCGGAAAAGAATGGATAGCGACATTAGACGAACGCACCAGACCGGAGCATGCGGCCATGAATGGAGAGATAGTTGATTTAGATAGATCGGAAG